GCTGATGTCATGGAGGTTGGTAGCCATAGTGGCTGCGCCAAAGACACCGCTTAGGGTGCTCAAGAGGACGGCCTGCCACCTGCGGGCCCAGTAGGCAGCGACAAGGTCGCCGATTGCTCTCATGGGATCATCCCCGGAAAGAGCCTTTGCAAGATCGTTTACAGACCAGGCATTACCACGCATGAGCAGGACTGCCTTGTCCTGACCAGCGGTGATCTTGTTGACCTCGAGTGCATTGCTGTCTGACAGGACCTGGTCATCTCCGGTCAAGTCCTCCCAGTAAGGCATATTGATGATAGTGCCGCCAGAGCTTGCCAGCGAATCAAGCTCAGGAGTGCGCCGTACAATGCCAGACTGCCAGAGAGCGGATAGTTCGGCAGTGCGCTCGATAACGTAGGGGTTAAATACTTCTGGGACAACGATGTCCACAATCTTGGTTTTAGCCAATTAAATCATCTCCTATCTTTTGCTTGGCCTCATCGGGCCATCTGTCGTAAAGTAGCAGCGAGCTCCGGGTTCTCCCTCAAAAGCCTCGCTTGTTCGGTCAGGTTGAAGTACTCCTTACTCCAAGGATTTTTGACGGAGTTTGCATCACTGGGCTCGTGAGGATTGCGACCCTTCTCCTTAAAGCGCTCCTGGACTGCTTTTTCAAGGGCATCCGTCCAAAGCTTCTTAAGGGTCGCAACTCTAGCTTTCGTTGTTTCCTCGTCTGCGCCAACCACAAACTCCTTAAACTCTAGCGGCATCTTAGCTTCGGTGAGAAGATCCACGGCCAAGAGGTTGAGTTCCCTCTCCAAAAGAGCCTGCTCTTTCTCCTGCAGTTCCTTCTGGAGCTTCTCTTGCTCATACTTGGCTTTTTCTTCTTCTGACATCTTCTCTTTGGCCAAGCGCTCTGCTTCAGCTTGCGCCTCTTTGAGCTTCTTGGAGTACTCGGTGCGGACTTTGTCCGTCTCGCTCTGTATGAGCTTTCGGACTTCGTCCATGGTTAACGGTTTATCTTCTGGCGTGGGTTCGCCCCCACCACCGCCAGGAGTTGGCTCCGTTGGCGTCGGTTCTGTGGGTTCGCCCCCAGGCTCAGCAAACAACTGCAAGTTCATGCGATTTAACAGGTCTTTCATTGGTTGTCCTCCTTTTGAGTTCAAGCAAAAAAGCCCCTCCACAAAGTTGCCTTTTACTTGCCCTCATGTAGTTTTAGTGAAGTCTATCATTCATCCAATCGTCAAAGCCCATCTCGCCTAACTCGTCATGCGTGGGCTTGTTTACAGCCACAACGTTGTACTCAACGGTGCACCGGCAGTTAATCACGTTCCTGGCCTCCGAAAAGTCGCCAGGAAACATGCCCTCGTCACCATCAATCACAAAGGGTTCGTCCACGGGAATGGTAACACCATCGAGCTCCTCATGGCTTTCCCTGGTGCGGTCGTCCCGAGAGCTTATCCAGGTCTTAGTCATCTGGAGACCCTGGCCCTCGGCATGTAAGATGCTGTCATACTGCGCAGCATTGTAAATCCTGGTGGACTCGGTGCGCACGATGCGAATCGCCTTGCCCGCATCACCCTCCAGGAGATCCTTAACCCTTCGGGATATCTGCGGGTAGGTATCCCCGTTGACAAAACCTCTAGTCAACTCCTCTTTTAAGCCGTAAATCAGGTTCGTCCTGTGACGTTCTAAGCGGTCATTGAGTGTTAACCCTGTAAACGGATTTTGGATGCTCAACTGGACCGTTTTAAGGTCCACAGCACTGTAACCTAGCCTTGCCCTAGTTTCAGTCTCCAAAGCCCAGGCTGTTCGGTAATAAGAGGTGTTGTAAACCTCCGTCAGTGTTTCCCGCAGGAGCTTACCATCATCGTCATAGAGTTTCATTACATCTCGGATGATTTCTTGCTCCAGCTTGCTCAACCGGCCGTACTTTTGGATCTCGGCGTAGTCCAGTTTTCCCTCTCGAAAGTACTTATCGAAGATATCTGCTAGTTTTGACCTCATGCCTCGAAGCTGTCGAGCGTAATTTTTCATGATCTCCCGCTCGGTCTTGAGCGCCAGGGTGTTGATGATCTTCTCTGTGCCTTTAAGCTTCTGGTTCAGACTCATCGTCCTCATCCTCTAGGTAGGCATCCAGATTGACCCTGACGGCTTCCTCCGCCTCTTTGCGCATCAGCTCCAGCTCGTACTCTGGGTCGTCGATAAACGAGAGCAGGCTCAGTCTCGTCTGCTCACTCACATGGCCGCGTAGCATAGCGGTGGATTGAGCCTCGGACAGGATATCCAGCGGGAAGTTACGCTTTAACTGGAACCAGATATCGGTGTAATCGATGTTGATACCCTTCTTGGCCCAGGCGCTGGTAATCACCTTAAACATCTGTCTTAAAGACGCTGTCATCTTGCGCTCCGCCATGATGCACTTGGATTCAAGGCCCAACATCTTGAACTTCAAGGCAACTCCAGAGGCTTGCCCGGCAAAGTTATCATCGCTGAAGTTCACCGACTTGGAGAACCGCATGATGTTCTCTTCCAGGCGGTTAAGATGGTTCTCGATCATGACATCGTTCATGTTCTTGGTCAAGAACTCAGCCCGCTCATTACCATCGTAATTTGGCAGCCCGAAGGCACCAGTCTGCTTGGCTCGCTCGATAGTCTCCTGGTCAATCTCGACACCGTAAAAGACCATGTAAGCAAGCCGGAACTGCTCGATTTCGGAGTTGACGTCCGACATGGTGCGGTCGTAGCCATCGATGAGGCTTAGCACCTTTTCGGCATCGCCCAGGCGTTCCTCGTTGTTCGGAAACTCAACCAGGGGTACGAAGTCAAACATGTGCTCTTTAGGTTCTTCCGTGTCATCGGGCACGTACTCATCACCATGCAGGACATAAAAATAGACCATCTTGTCGTCATACCATTCGACTCGCGTGGTCTGTTCGCCATTGATTGTGACGGGGTAGTAGCGCAGCGCATACTGGACCTCACCGGTGGAACGGTCACCGATAAATATGGCCTCCCACGGCGGTATATTGCAAATCCGCTCCATGCCCTCACTATCGATGTAGCACAAGCGGGCGGCCGTGCCACAGATAGCTGCCATCTTGGCGGTTTCGGCATCCAAATCCTCGATGTTGTTGGTGATCCGGAACCGGTCAAGGACACTGACATGTGCCTGGTAGTCGGCTTCGTTCAGTTCTCCAGCCTCGTTGCTGTAAGTAGTCTTATCGAGGTTATACGCAATCGGTTCCCCGGCAAAGTAACCGACTTTGGTGTCAACGATGTCACCGAAAAAGTCATTGTTGAGCCGGTTGTTGATCTTGTTTGCATCCGGCATCGGCCTGGTAAAGATGGGCACCCCGTCCTGCTCGGCCTTGTACCGCTTGTATAAAGCCCGCATCTTAGCGGCTCTGGGTGCATGGTCAGATATAAGATCCTTGATGATTTGGCTCGTAACCTGCCCGTTGGTGCTGGTTAAGTATATGAGTGCCTGCTGTACTGCGTTCAACGTCTCACCTCCCTGTGGTTTACCGCCAGAGCTTGGCGGGATATGGTGGATCACCACCCTTCAGAAGAAACACTTAATAGTTCGCATCCAGTTGCAAGCCATCATCCTACCATCACCCCGTAAGGCTCCTCGCCATCAAGAATTTTGGTCAATGCTTCCTCGGCCTCTTTGATTAGTTCCTCGAGTGCTTCAGCATTACCTTGGTAACCATCGCAATCTACCAACATATCGCGAACAAGTGCTATTCGCTCTAATGTTTGTTTCATGGATACCCCAAACCTTTCCTTGTCTCACGCTCGTGTTTTCGAGCACTTTTCACAATACAGTACTCCTCCCCGATTCCAACATTGGTTGCTTTCTTAATCGAATTCTCCCAAACAATAAATTCCACTATGTTGCTTGCACAACGCTCCGACTCGCTTCCCCTTGTTGAAAGCTCAACAGCCCGTCTTGCTATACGCTTACGCTTTTTAGGTGCAAAACGATCAAGATCAAGTGCTCTACCATACATACTGCACCCCTCCGCTTGTTCTTGAGCCAAGATAAACTTCAATGGATCACCCTTTCGTTTTTAATACGCCTGCCCCCGCCCCGGCTTTGTCAGTGGCGTATAGTCCCCTCCTGCTGTGCAGGCAACCAAATTATTAAGCAAACTTCAACCTTTGCTGTATCATGTGGTTTGCAATCCGCTCTTTAGCAATGTCAAAGTATTTCTTCTCCTTTTCAATCCCAATAAAATACCGCCCTGTGTTTAAGGCGGCTATAGCAGTTGTTCCACTCCCTATACAGTTATCAAGGACGGTTTCACCTTTGTTGGTGTAGGTTTTGATCAGGTACTCGAATAAGGCTACTGGTTTTTGGGTTGGGTGTACTGTCTTGCTTTCACTATTAATATACAACGCTTGACGAGGATAATTAGTGTATTTCTGAACGTAAGAACGACCACTCGTTCTCAGGGAACCCTTTCCAGAACTATCTTTTATGTTACTTCTCAATGTTTCTCCACCTACCGACTTACTGTTCCTTTCAGTTCTGTTTATCTCTATAAGACCTTGAGGATTATATGTTGGAATTTTTTTATAAAAAACAACTATATCCTCCACGTTTCTCAAAGGCTGTTTTTTTGCATTAGCGAATCCTGTTGGTCTGTTTTTGATCCAATACCATTGATAGCGAAACATTTTCGGATTACTCATTACCAATGCACTCGTAAAAGGCTGACTAGCAGTCAATACAATAGCTCCATTGTCTTTTATAATTCTCTCATACTGTTCCCACAACGGTTCAAAAGGAATTATCGTATCCCACTTGCAAGCGGTCGT